ACAACACACATGTGCCCACCAGTAGGTGCAGAAAGAGAACCCCTGTGAAGGATACCAATAACGACAGGCTTCCCAGCATCGAGACTTTTATCAATATCAGCGAAAGAAAGATTGTAACTAAAGTGTGACTTAACTCCATAACCTGCCAGAACTTTTGTCTGTACCGCATGGTCAGTCGTATCGCCAATCGCAAATACTTTTTTGACATATTCGTCATCACCTTTGATGCTTCCTGGCTTGAGGAAAGCAAGGCACATAGCACATGACGAACTGTTACAAGTTCTATGTGCATCTCTGTAGTTATCTACTTGATTGAAGTAAGGAACCGCAAGAACTTCTGGAGTTGGTGGTTTAGTTCTGAAAATACCAATCCAATCAGTCTCTGCGTCATCTAAAAATTGAGCAGGTAGGTTATCTTCTAACCATTGAACTGCTGCTACGTGATTTGAATTTTTTTCGTCGTAAAACTTAAAAAAGTTATGAAGATCTAATGTCATCTTCCTCTCCTATAAACTCTAATGAGAAAATATCATGGTCTAAAATTTCTGGATTCAACCACTCACTAAATTCAGATTGAATCGCATGGGCATCTTCAATATTTTCTTCACAGAGAGTATGAATGCGATCAACTGCCCAATCATGTGTTTCCTGAAGGGTCTCTTCCAAAGTTACCATAATCTTTTCGCATATAGCGTCCTAGAATATTGCTATTATAGTACGCAGGTGTTCCATCGTCAAGAGACTCCATCAACACATTATTTAGAAAAAGTTGTTTTGTTTCTTCATAATTACATTCTCCTTTTGTTTTATGAAGACTTAATATTACTCTACTAAATCTTTCCTTCCCCCAAAGGTTAACATCCCGTTTGAGTTCTGGGCACGATCCGTAGTACTTTTTCCAGTCAGATTCCATCTTAGTTCGTCTACTCTTTCCTCCTTGCTTGCGGAAAGACCAGAAATATTTTCTACCAATATAACTGCGATTAGTTTCGTTGCAATGAATATGGTATACAAAACCAAAATAATCTTGAATATCAGAAGACTCAAAAATTTCCCCATTGAATCTCCAAGGGTTTTCATAACTCATATTATAGAATCTTTATGAGCTATTATTTATCTTCAACCCTAGCAAAGCGATTTTAGCAATAAAAAAGCACCCTGTCAAGAGGGTGCTAAGTGTGTTATGGTTTTTATATCAGACCCCAGGAAGTTGTGGTCCTCTAAGTTTTGACTTTGCTGCCGATTGCTCACCTGGTGTAGATGCACCTGCTTCAAGTGCTCTAATTCTACCTTGCTGTCTTGCTAATCTCTGCGCTTCTTTGTGAGCATCTGGATTGATTGGTTCAGGCATTACACCCTCAACAATGCTTTTGATGTTCTCAGAATCCATCTCCATCATCACATAAAGAGCCTCTTCTAAGGTGTCTACGTGCCCTTGTGAGAGGAGATAATCAAGAACGATATCATATGCTTCTTTTGTTGTACCTAAAATGTTTCTGGTTCTTTGTGTCATTTTAGCGGTGGCTGCGGGAGAATAATCACCACCAGGAAGACTTGACTTAGCTTGAGGTCCAGTTCCTGTTGACATATCTGTTTTTAATTTTTGCCCTAGATCTTTTAAATCTTGAACGTCTTTTGAAATTGGTCTAGGTGCAGGCATAGCAGATCCACTTTTAGCAGCAGAAAGAATTGCACGTTGCTGTGGAGTACCAAATCCAGAAATCATTCTTTCATTTGATTTTGCCCAAGTTGTTAAATCCTTAGTTCTATCACCAGTTTGTGCTGCTGGAGCTGGGCGAGTAGGTGCTGGTTTTGTGGTAGCAGGTCTTGAGGCAGGTGGTCTATAAAATTCAGGATCTTGACCTTTAGGAGTTGCTGCAATTTGTCTGTTCATAGCAGCAACGTCTTTGTTTAACTGAATATCAGTCTCAATTTGTTCAGCACCTCTTGTTTGCTTATATCTTTGTACTTCTGCTTGAGTCCAAGGTCTTGCTTTAAATCCTTTACCAACACCAGTTCCAGTTCTACCACCAGATACAGTTAATGGTTCTTGTGCTTTTTCATAAAGTTTTGATGTTGTTGATGCATCCGGGGTTGCTGGTGAAGGTGTTTGTTTATCTTTAACTTGCTGAGTTAGTTTTTTTGCAAGTGCTTGAGACTTCTCCCATTTTGCCGTTCTTGCCTGGAGTGCCTGAGCAGTTTCTCCTGTTTGTGCAGTTGGTTTTGGCATTTTGGAAACAAAACCTGCTTTACCACCTTGTACAACTTTAAGTTCTTCCCTTTCACGTGTTGGGTTATATGGTTTTGGTGTAGATGGTTTTGTTTGTGCAGTTGCTGGTTTTTGTTGAGAAGAATTATTGCCATATACAGTTTCAATTCCTTTTTGACCTTGTTGAGCAACCCAAGAAGCACCTTGACGAACTTTTGACTTTTCTCCAGCAAGACCTGCTTCTAATGCACCGAGAGTTGCTAAAGTAGATCCAACTTTTGTCCTTAAAGGTGCCAATGCACCCTTAACAATTGTCTTTGCTCCCGTAACTGGAATTTCACCAACTGCTTTAAGACCTTTTTTACCAAGTTCAAGTGCTTTTCCACCATATTTTGTTGCAGTCTTAAGTGCATATTGTCCTAATTTTTCTTTCCAACCTTCATTAATATAATACTCATAGAGATCTTCATAAGTACATTCGCTTAAGTCATAACCTTCATCAATTAAAAAATTAATAAAGTTATTAAACTCATTTATTTCTTTTTCTTCTTCCAGTTTAGTTCTAATATCAGTGTCATAAACAGCATTATATGCTTCGATTAAAGATTTACACATACTTCCTGTAAGTTTTTCCATTTTAATTTTTTTTATTTTAGATACTAAACTAATCTTATTTTATTTATCTACCTGGAAGTTTTTGTACGGTCGCTTGTTTTGGAGTAATTCCAAGTTGTTTTTGATATGTTTGAGTATTCTTAAGAGCAGTTCTGTATTCTTGTTTTGCTGCTTGCTGTTCTGCAGACTTGGAATATCTACCAATATTAAGTGCTCTTCCAACTCTTGCAGCAAGACTTGTATCTCTTGATGCTACTGAAGGTCTTGCAAGATAAACTGCTTTACCACCTTTATAAGCAAGATCTCCAACTCTTTGCTGCCCAGTTCTAGGATCTCTTACCAATTGCGTTGATGCAAGTTTAACAGTTTTTCCTCCAGATGTTAATGTTCCTGCCTGTCTGTTAACTGTTGCTCCGCCAGTGCCAGTCAATGCAGAACCTTGTCTAGCACCATAAGTTCCAGATCTTGCTGCAACTTGCCTTGCACTTCTCGTATCAACGGTCTGTTGCGCTCTTCCAATTCCAGATAATCCAGAACCAGGTTTAATTAATGCATTTTTCTGTTGAAACTTATCAAATCCAGTTGCCCTAGAAACTGACTGTCTTGCTGGACGACTTTTATCCGCTGCATAATCGTATACTTGCTGCGCTTTCTGCGCTCCTAACATACCTCCTCCAAATGCAGCAACTCCTTTAACAATAGGTGGTCCAGGAACCATAGCGCCAATTTTTGCTCCAGCAGCAAATCCAGCAAGAGAAGTTGCTGCTCCGCCTGCTGCTCTTGATCTAGATTGACCCGCTGCTCTTCTTTCTTTATAATCCATAGCAGCACTAGCAACATTTGCTGCTGGACCTAAAACTCCCCCCAAACGACTACGAAGACCAGGACCTTTTGGTGCAGGTGGTTTTACTGTTGTTGAAGGAACGTTTCTTGGTGGTGTACTTGGGGGTGGGGGAGTAGAAGCAGAAGGTGGTTTTGGTGCTGATTGTCTAGGTTGAGTTTGAGTTCTAACTGGGGGTTGTTTGGGTTTAGGTGCCTGTGCAGATGTTTTTGCACTTTCAACGTCTTTTGTAAATTGTGCCCATTCTGGAGGTTTTCCAGTTTTCATATAAGTTTTCATAAATTCTTTAGAGGCTTGCGCTGTTTTTGAACTGCCTCCTTTCTCATAAAATTTTCCACCTTTAGCAAATTCTTTGGGATTAGCATTCATCCAATCTTGCCACGCTTTCTGCGCTTTTACGGCATCCTCATTAAGAAATTCTCTAAAGGTTTTCATTATTTACAAACACTTTTTAGGTATTTATAAAAAAAGAGGGTCCGAAGACCCTCACTTTACATCATCATTGCATTTACCCAACCACTCTTTAGCGTAATCATAATCACCAAAGAGAAACTCATCACATTCTGCCGCTTCTTTGTATGCGTTCAGGATTTCCTGTTCGCACCATTCATCATAGTTGGAATCCTGAGAAAGTATCTTTGGTAACATCCTGTTTGATTCCTCCGACAATATAGGACTCGACTTCCGTTTCTTGAGGTGCCACTTGAAGACCCTTAGAAGAAATCCAATGCTCAGTCCAAGGAAGTGGGTTATTCTTTGCAGAAATATCATAAAGGGGTTTGAGACCAATTGCCTTCATTCTACGATTTGCAATCCATTCGACATACTGCTGTAACAGTTTGTCGTTTAAACCAATCATCGAACCATCCTTGAACAGATACTCTGCCCAAAGTTTTTCCTGGTTCACAGCATTTTCAAAGGTCTTGTAGAACCATTGCTCTTCTTCTTTAGAGATTTGTGCCATCTCAGGGTCATCACCCTCTTTCCATTTGTTTAGAATGTTCTGAGTAATGACTAGATGTTGGTTCTCATCACGAGCAATCAGTGAGATGATCTTTGCACTTCCTTCCATAAGTTTGAGTTCGCCAAAAGCAAAACTGCAAGCAAATGACACGTAAAAGCGAATACCTTCAAGAATATTAACGTTTGCAACTGCTCTGAAAAGTTTGCGCTTGAGTTCATACCTTGCCTCTCGTGCGTATGGTACTTGTTCCAAAGCGTGGACCCATTCGCTTGAATTATCATACTGATGAGCACTGTTGATGAAGTCGTTATATGCCTGAGTTACACTCACAGCACGTTCCATAATACGGTCCTCTTTGAGAATCGTATCGAAGACTTCAGATGGGTCCGAATAAACGTTCTTGATGATATAAGTGTATGAACGGGAGTGAATCATTTCCATAAACTCCCATACCTTCATACACGCTTCCAGTTCAGGAAGTGAGCAGTATGGAGCAAATGCCATACCAGGTCCACGACCCTGAACGGAGTCTAGCATTACCTGATACTTCAGGTTGCTGGTGAAGATGTGCTTTTGCTCTGGGCGTAGCATATGATAATCGCTACGGTCTTTTTGAAGAGAAACCTCTTCGGGTCTCCAGAAATAACCCAATTGCTGTGTTGTTAGTTTATCGAAGATTGGATATTTGTAAGAATCATATCTTTGAATTCCTAATGGTTGACCAAAAAACATTGGTTGTTTTTTGGTATCTACTTCCTGAGGATTAAATACGGTCATTGATTCGACCACTGCCTTATCCTCCAAACCTGTTTTAAATCTTACAAGACTCACAATCTTCCTCCTCTGCTTGTTCTAGTTGAGAAATTAAATCTTCAAGTGACTGTTTGGTTTCTTCAACCTCATCAGTCTTATGGTCATA